TGCCCATGCCCGATCCACCATCCGCACAAGGCTTCATAATGCCGCGATCGTCCATAGCGCTCGATCCCGGGCGGAGGCATCGTCGAAGGCCAGTCGCCGGATTGGATGGCCTCCATCAGGCCTCGGCGTAGAAAGAGCAACAGATTCCTGCTGCCGGCGGCCCACCACCAAAGTTCCAGCTCACCAATCCTGCGGGCGTGATATGAACGGCGGGAATTGAGGCATCCGAATTGGCCGAGGCCAGCCATATCTCTTTGCTCGGGCGGTAGCCGGCCGGAAGTGTAAAGACAATGCTCCCCGAGGCTCCCAATTGGATGAATCCTTTGATCTCGACGATCCCCGATGCCGTCTTGCGGAAAGCCGCAGTGGCTAAGGCGCCGCCCGAATTGATCCAACCGCTTTGAAAAGCCGGCGCCGTACCGCCTGAACCGATCTCGATCCATGTCGCATCCCCGGCGCCGATCTGCCCATTCGCAGGCGTCGGCACAGCGGTGCCCATCGTGAATACGCCGGTTACGTTCAGCGTGCCGCTGATGACGGCGCTTCCAGCACTCAGCGTCCCTCGCACGACCCAACTCGCGACCGTTCCCAATCCCGTGAACCAGGCATTCCACGCTTGCGAGAGCAGTCCATTCTTCGGATCCAATACTTTCTGGTTGAGCGGCGGCTTTTGCAGATCGCTGGGATTCGCGGCAGCCATCTAGGCTCCCTTCCGCGGCACGACCTTTTCACCGGTCAGGCAGAATGGGGCCGCATCGGCCATCGTCAACGCCACCACATTGTCCCGCGCGATGCCCAAGCGCAGGAAGCGTGTGCGCGCCAAGTAGCCGCCCGCCTTCCCCAGTTTCGCCTTCAGCGCCGTTCCGAACGTCGCCCCCTTGTCGCGGCTGATTTCCAGCATCACGGTCGGGTCATCGCCGGGCGGAAGCGTCCGGCCCACGCCCTGCTGAAAATCGAACTGAAGCTCGCTCGCGACCATGGCAGCGTCGCTGTCGAAGAGATGGGCGCTTACGACCTTGCGGATCAGGGGATAGTTCGTGACGGTCGTCCCGTTCACGACGCGCTGATCCTGATACAGATTGTTTGCCATTACCGACGGATCGAGCAGATTTCCGGTCTGGCCCAGCTTGTAGAGATTGCCATCCAGGATGTCGGTCATCAGCGTGTCGCTGCCGAATTTTACGGCGAACAAGCCGCGGTCGTAGACATAGCCGTAGCTGAACCGCTCCGACCAGCGCCCCGTCTTGCTGTCCCATTCCCAGGTTTTTCCCGCGGTCGGAAAGCTCAGGCGATAGATCCGATGTCCATCCACCTCGTACTGTGTACCGACCGCATCCGAGACCGTGGGATAGGCGAACTTGTTGTTGATCGTCGCCACGAAGTCCGGGGGCGCGACCGTATCGTCGATCGCGAAGCCTTGGCCGGTGAGAATAGCGGGCTTGACCTGCCCTCCCTCGCTCTGCGCCAGGCAGAGAATCCCGCGCTCGCCGAAGACCACCGCCGAGGCGACCGCCGCCAGGCCATAGGGGAGCGCCGCGCCGGCAAGGTAGGTGAAGGGGAAAGGTGCCGCGCCCGTGTCGCTCCAGAGTTCCGTGGTCAGCGTCCCCATCAGCGCCAGCCATCCGCCCGCCTTGAACGCAATCACCCGCACGAGCGGATCGCTCGCCAGGGACTTCAGGTTGAACTGAATTCCCGACCATCCGGTGAAGTCGCCCACATTGCTGATCTGCCAGACCTGCGCCGCCAGCGGATTGGTGCCGGGAACGCTTACGATCCCGAAGTTATTGAGCGTGCAGCAGGTACTCGCGCCGAGGAACCCTGCGGCCGTGATCTGGGCGAGGGTGCCCTGCGCTTGACCCGTCGCCGCACTCGTTCCGAAGATCTGATAATTGTAGGCGGCAATGCTGTCGACGATCAGCAATTGGTTGCCGTTGTCATCCAGATAGACGATGCCATTGGTCGTCAGCAGCGCGCCCAGGTCGGTGACCGCGCCGCCCAGATCGATCCGCTTCAGACGTTGCCCCACCACGGCATAGGCGTAGGGAAAAACCACCCGAATGCCACGGCAGGGATTCGAGCCCAAATAGCCGTAGCTTTGCTTTTCGGGGCATCCCCACAGGGTCAGCTTGGGCCGGTCGGGCGAATCTCCCGCGCGGTCGGTCTCCTGCTGAATGTCCCCATAGACATTGATCCAGCGCCGGGCCGTCACGGCCTGCGACCGCCCGAGGATCCCGACCCCGAAAATCTGCGGATTCCGCATCGGCCTACCATCTCCCTTTGGGCTTCATCTGCATGTCCAGGGCATCATCCATGCGCGTGATCAGCGGCAGGCCGGGAACGCTCAGGCTGCTTTCCGAGCCGTCGAGCGGCACTTCCAGCTCGTTCGCCAGTTCGACAAAGGCGAGCCGTGGCAGGCGCAGCTCGAGCTGTTCCTCGGACAGGCGCGCAGGTCCACCCCAGGTGTGCCGGTGCAGATTGAACTCCCGCAGAAACAATTGATGCACTTCGTCCAGGCGACTCACGTCCATGCTCGTTCGGGTTTGCGGATTAAGGCGCGCTATTAGGGCGATTGGTGAGGATGTTCAAGCCCACCGATCCCTGCGTGCCGCGCGGGAAGTCGGTGCTGAGGGGCTTCATCTTGTTGGCCAGATTGATGTTCTTGATCTTGCGCTTGGCCGTCTGCGCGGTGGTGATCATCTTGTCGGTGATGACCGCCGAGGCGCCGAACAGATCCGCCAGCAAGATCGCCAGGTTGTACCGGATCGCCAATGCAAACCCGTTGGGTAGCGTGAACTGGGTTTGCAGCGTCGGAAACTGCTGCATCACCTGATCGGTGCGTACGAATTGCGTGTACGTACTGACGTTCGGATTCGGCCAAACATTGAGTTGCCCGAGCGGTTGTTGCGGATCGTAAAATACCTGCGTCGGGTAGGTTCCAGGTGTGTTTTTGACCGGAATCCGATCCCATTCGACCTCTTGCAGAATATCCTGATAGATGTCGAAGCCGTTGGGATCGCGTGTCCAGGCCGTGATGATCTGCAGAGGCCGGGTAGCATTGATGTCGCCGCCGGGCCCCCACGTGTAAAGCTGCTTGTTCGCCTGATACGCAAAGCTCGTCACCAAGTGTGCCCAGATCAGCAGGGTCTCGAGCTGCCAGGCGTCGGTCATCTCGTTCAGCAGGTCCAGGACGTCGTTCGCATCGTCCTGCTGGGGCTGTTCTCCCTTCTGTAGGACTTGCGCCGACATCATGGCGTTGCGGATCAGGTCGCTGGCCGTATAGACGCGCATCGTTGCCGCCCCTTTCCGGGCCAGTCGACCGTTTCCGCCTGCTTTCCCAAGGACTTACCGCTTGCCGCGCCACTACATTTCCGCAGGGCCTAGGCCGCTTCCACGACCTTCTGAGGCTTCGCTGCCCGCTCCCAGATCACACGCCGCTTGATCGCGTCGCCGCCGGCCGCCTCGTCCATGGTCGGGAAATAACCCTTGGACGTCCACATCTGGAGTTCCTCGGGCGTGCGGGCGATCTCGTGCTTGAATTCGGGGTGATACATGGCGACATCGCCGACGGGCATCCCCGGACGCGGGCCATGCATCAGGGATTCCTTCTTCAGCATGGCGTCATGCCGCTGCTTCTGTTCGGCGCCGTTCAGCGGGCGCATCTGGGCATTGCTCTGCAGCTCGGTCAGTTGTTGCTGGATCGACCCCAGCGCGAGCCGCACACTCTCGTCGATTGTGCCAGGAAGGGCACCGGAGCCCGCCATGGGGCCCGCGTTGATCGTTTCTTTCAATCCCTCCACATCCGCACTCAGGGCATTGACCAGATCGGTTGTGCCCTCCGCAAAGCCTTGCAGTTGCTTCATGGGCGCCTTGAGCGCCTCCGCGACCGCCGCTTTGATCGCCTCGGCCAATTCGGGGGAAAGCGCCACTTTGTCTTTGTCAGCCATGGAGAATCCTCGATTCGGTGAAAGAAAAACCGCAGATTAGGCACTGCGGTGCTGCCTTCGGGCCGCGCACACCACCTGCGGTCACTGCTCCCGCCGCAGGACGGGGTCTTAGCTACCCTTGATCGCCGCCATCAGCACCAGGGCATCGTACATCGCGACCATCATGTTCTGCTGCTGGTAGGCTTGCTGATCCACGGGGTAGAGCGTGCAGGATCCCGCCGCGCCCAACGTCGAGCCCGACTGATCCGGACGTCCCATCAGGAGCGTGCACATCATCTGCGCCGGCACGACCCCTGCGCTCGCCGTCGGATTGATGAAAACCACGGCCAGCGTGTTGGTAGCGCTCACCCGCACGCCACCCACGCCGATCGAGACTTGCAAGGCCGTGCCCAGCCCCGCGCCGAAGCCCGTGGCTGCGCCCAGTTGCCCCGTGGTTCCCACCGCCGCCGGCGCACTGTAGAAATTCGCCAGCAGCGGCGAAGTCGCCACCAGTCCCGTGACCGCAAAGGTCTGTTCGGCGCTGGTGATGGTCGCCGTCGCGATCGGCGTAAAGAGCAGGGAGAACTGTGTAAAGATCTGCCCCACGCCGCGTGCCGTCGGATCGACGTTGAACACCCAGACCTCGGAAGCCGTCGGGGTTGCGCCCGCTGCGTTCGGGTCGATCACGCCCAGAATCAGCGTATTGGCCGCCGACACCCGGGCTGTCCATCCGCCCAAGTGTGCCTGCTCCGTGGGCTTGAAGATCCCCGTCACGCGATCCCCCACAGCCACCCCGTTTACCGTCAACGAGTATGTCGTGGTGTCCGTGGCGGTCGCCGCGCCCAAAGTGCCGACGTTCACGAAGTACTGAATGTTCGGTGTGCGCAGGCTGATGCCATTGCAAGCGAACCAGGTATACGTCTCGTTCGTGGGCGTAATGCCCGCGACGGACGTATTCATGAAGGCCAAGGAGATCGAGTTGTTCCCCGAGACCCGCACGTTCATCAGCACCAAACCCGCCTGATCGGTGGGTTTGGTGGCGACGACACTCTGAGGCAGGCGACCCGTCGCGAATGCCGGAATGTTGATCCCGGTCAGTCCCGGCATGGACGTTCCGGCCGGCACGGAGGTTCCCGCCAGGATCGGCTGCGGCGCGGCCGCCGTCGCTCCCGTCATGCTCAGGATGCCCGAGGTCAGCGCATGCTGTGCCGACGCAAGCCCTTGACCCAGAACCCCGCCGAGCGTGCCAGGGGTCAGGGTGAAGGTGTATTCCGCCGTGGTCAGCGTCGGAGTCGCGCCCAAGCCCGTGAAGACCAGCGCCGCCGTCTGCAGCAACGGCCCGCGGATCTCGGTCACGATATAAACCTCGGAGCCGGTCGGGGTGATGTTGCCGCCCGTGACGTTGCTAAACTTCACTTGCAACGTGTTGGCTGCCGAGACCCGCGCCGTATGCGTGCCGAGACCCGCCTGCGCCGTGGGCTTGTTGATGAACGCCAGCGAACTTGCCGCCAGACCCGTCACCGTCAGCGCCTGCTCGACGGACGTGTTGGCGTTGACCGCTGCGGGGGATTGACTCGTGAAATAGACCACGACCGCCGACTGCCCCAGCGCATAGCTCGCCTGGGACTGCAACGGATTGGTGGGCTGCGTGACCGGCCCTTGCGGGCCCGGGCCGTACACGCTGAATGCGCAGTTCGCATTGTTCATCGCGACCGTGCCGTCGGCCTGCGGCCCTTCCTCGCTCAATTGCTCGATCGTGCCGATCCCCATCACGGCGCCCAAGCGCACCATGTGCGCGAAGAGCCACCGATCTAGCGTCTGGCCCATTTCTTTGCCCAAGAGCAGTAGCGCGACCAGCAGCCACTGCAGGGCCTTGAATGCGCGTTTCATGTGACGTGCTCCCTGTAGAGATTCCTTAACCGGCGTTAGCCTGCGGCCCGCCGCACGCTGCGACGGGCTCCGGCGAAGGGGCTGCTTAGTTCGTCCAGCGAACGATCATTTCCATGTATGCCAAGGCAATCGCGAAGCTGATGTCGGCCCGCAGGATTTCCTGGTTATTCCGGATATCCGGCCCGAGCCAGACGCGCATTCCGATACCCTTGTAATCCATCATCTGGCAGTACTCGGACGCGATGGAGAGCACCTGCCGCAAAGTCGCGATGACGATCGCATCCTTGTAAGCGACCACATTCTCCGTAAAGCTCGTCCCCGAGGGTCCGGAATCCACGGTGATGGCCGCGCCATTGGCCGGAAAGCTGTCCACGGTCTGGAACTGCTGCTGTACGCCCGCAATGGGCGGGACGAGCGGATTGCCCAGCGGGATAAGCATGTTCCCGCCGGCATCCGCCGTGCATGCCACCGTTCCCGGCTGCGCGGTCGGATTGCTCGAGGGGGCGCCCACTACAAACTGGCGCGTGACCCCGCGGCTGATCCGGTTCTGGGGGTTCACGGCGTTGACGTTCGCGATGTGGAAGACGTCGCCCACATTGAGCGAGGCGCCTGCGATCCATCCGCTGGTCTGGAGCAGCGTTCCCGACTGACCGGGTCCGCTCACCTGCGGCGTGCTCGCATTGTTCCAGGCACCGACCTGCCGCGTCGGGGTCGACTGGGACATATGCGCGGATTTCCAGGACAGAATCGGCGGCATGGTCGCCATCTTTTGACCTGGCTCCGCCACGCTCGTGACGAAGTTGTTGCCCGCCATGCTCGGCAGCCAGACCGCTTCGCCCGCTTCCGAGAGAATCGCGAACCGGCCCTTGCGCGGGCAGGCTTCCTCATTCAACCGCCGCTGGGGCAGCATGCCCGCCGCGACGCCCTGAATGGCGGTCGTGGCGCCGGTGCCGGGAGGGGAGCCGGGCGTCCCGACCAGGTTGTAAGCCCCGAGCTGCGCCAAGCCGACACGCCGGTCGAATTCCGATGCGAGGTTTGAGGCCGCCCGATCGCCCGCGCGGTCCCACCACTCGCTGAGTTTGTCGCCGAGAATCAATTGCAGCTCGTCCATCGTCGGCGCCATGCCGATGTTGATCGGCGGCTGCACCGTCGCGAGGACGCTGGGCTCAGTCATCCCCTGCACCTGGATCGCATCCCCCTGCCCGGGCACGAAGCGCATGGGCTTGGGAATCTGGATCTGGGGGCCGTGCCGATCGTTCCAGTCGTCCTTGTATTCGGTGTTGAAGTTGTTGGCGTACTCCAGCTCGTTGTAGAGCCCCGCCAGCATGAGCTTCGAGGCCTTCTGGAACTGAATCAGGTTGTCGGCGCCGCCCGCGATCGCGAAGCCCTGGGACATCCAGAGGCCTTCGGCGAAGCGCGTGAACCAAGCGGGCGCGGACAAGCACAGCATCCATCCCAGGATGCTGCGCCATGCGTTGCGCAGAAATGCTTTCATCGGGTAAGCCCTCAGAATCGCTCGCACGCAAGGCCGCCCGAAGGCGAACCACGGCGCGAAACCGTTAGCTACAAAGGTTTGGGATTCTGCAACGCTCGGCGAAACGCCGAAGAGCGAAGATCGGGCGGGTGCTCGACTATTCCCGGTCGACAAGCGGGGACTGCGGACGCATGCCCTGGCGTCGTGGGCGGCACTTGATTCGAAGCGGGTGGGGAACCCGCATCCCGGTCAACGAGCCGGTCTCCGGCGCTGCCCTGCGCCGCCCTATGGGATCGGAGGGGCTAGGTGATCTTCTGCCCCTTCTTCATGCCTTGGACAATGTCATCAATCGACCCTTCGGTCAACGATTTTCCGCCGCCGTTCTGCGTGCCTGGCAGACTTTCGCCAGGTGCGGGCGCATTCGACTCGCGCCGGCCATTGCGGGAGACAGCGGCTTTCGGCTGAGCGCGCGGCTTTCCGTCTGCGCCGAGTCCGGCCGCCAGGCGCCCTTCGACCCGCGCCAGCTCGGCCGCGACCCGCCCGCGGGCCGCTTCCTGTGCGGCAGGCGTACTCGCGGACGGGGTAGCCAGCTTCACCAGTTTCACGACGTACTCATCGGGCGCGGTCGCGAGCGCATGGGACAGCGCTGCCGGTTGCTCGGCGAACCGGAGCATCCATCCCCAGGAAAAGGCCTGCATGTCCTGAGCTAATTTGTAACGTTCAATCCCCGCGATGTCCCGATTGAACTGCTCCTGAGTGAGTTTCGAGGCGGTCAGGAACTCGGGAATACTCTTGGTCTTATAATCCGAGAACCGCTGATCTTCTTCGGCCTGCAGCGCCGTCGCCGTCTTGGTCTGTTCGGCCTTGGCATTGTCCGCCGCCGATTTCAGCCCAGCCTCGAATTGCTTCTTCTCGATGTCCCATCCGGCCTGCGCGCGGATCAGCGCCGCCGCATCGTTGTATTTGGGCTTGCCCTGGGCATCGAGATCGCCTTCCTTCGGCTCCGGATTCGCCGCCGTCCACTCGGCCACGCTCCGTGCGCCCGGAATCTCCGCCGCCGGAGCATCCTTCTTCGCGCCGCCCTCGCTTAGGGCTTTGACCTGGCGCTCCAGCTCCTTGAAGTTTCCATAGAGCGCATCGTAAGCCGACTGAGGCACGAAGTTCTGTCCGGGCTCCGACTTCGCCGCGGGCTTGGGCTCGTCCCCTTTCGGTTGCTCCGCCTGGGGCTCAATCGCCCCTTCCAGGATCTCGCCGCTCGCGCCGCCCATCCCGACGTGTACATCGTCTCCGAGTTGCGGAGCCGCCGGAGCGGAATCCCCGCCGCCGCCCGCCCCATCTGCAGCGCTTTCGGCCATGTGAAACGTGGGGAACAGGAAGGGCTTGAGCGCGTCGAACATGCTGACCTCGGATTAGGCTGCGGGGGGTTGAGATTGCGCGCTGGGCCCAGCGCCGCCGGCCGGTTGGGGTTGAGCCGGTTGTGACTGGGCCGCACGCGCACTGCTGCCCTCGGTGGCTTGGATCTGGTCGGACTTCTGATCCGCGCCCGCCGAAAGCATGTCCAGGTGCTTCGCGTAGGCCATGCCCATCAGGTTCTGATGGTGCTTGAGGGATTCCGTCAACAGATGCCCCTCGGTCGTGATGTGCTGGCCTTGGAGCTTGCTGAGGGTATCTAGGCGCTTGGTCATTTCCTGCGCGGCGATCTGCATCGCCTTGAGCGCCTGATCCCGCTGCTTGTCGTCGAGCTTGCCTTTCATGGCCTGGATTAGTTGGCCCATTTGTTGCGCGGCCTGGGTCAATTGTTGCACCTGAGCGCGAAGCTGGGCCGCCTCGGTCTGCGGATCTATCGAATCTTTGTCGGTCAAAGCCTGTGCAACCTGAGGCATCGTCATGTTCAACATGGCGAGCACGGCGGTCTGAAGCTTTTCCGCCCCACGCCATTTCTGATTGCCTGCCATGAAGTAGGATACCACGGGCGCAAGCGCCGGATTGACCTTCATCAGCTCGAGCTGATTGGCCGCTTCCTGATCGCGCCGTGTGGAGAAGTCCGGGCCACTTTCGACTTCAACGCCATAGGCCCCGATGCGAAGATCGTAGTTCTTGACGAGCTTCCCTTCCACATTGCGGCTCGTCCAAACCGCTTCGGGTGTCGCGTCCGGATGTTGCTCCGTATTGACATTCACCGTATCATGGGTCGATCCATCCTCGCCCAGAATGCGCAGCACGCGCTCGGTATCGTACACCGCCGGCGTCAGCTCCAGCACGATCGAATCGCTGAGCTTCTTCGCGCGGCGCAAATTGTCCGCATACTGAAACGTGCCCAAGTCGCTGTCGTTCCGCCGCGCGGTCTCCTGGCCCAGCGTAATGCGGTTGCTGGGGCCATTGGGCATCGGCTGGAACTTGCCCGACACGTTTTCGATATTCTGGGCCGCGGATTCCCGACCGGCCAGCAGGGCCGCAGGCGGAGGGTCGGGGACGATCCGCTCGGGCTTGAGCACGGTATTGCCGACAACGGTCGGCTCATAGGGCAGCATTGGGGTGGGCTTGCGGTTCTGCTCGGCGTAGATGTTCTCGAAGGCCTCCATGGACTCGGACGGGCCTGTCCAGCCGGACATGGTGGCATTGCCGATCGCCCGTGCGATGCCCGATTCCATGTAGTTGTAGGCGCGCTGGGGATCCCGCTGCGGCCGCACCCGGCCCTGCGTGTGCCACCGCCCATCGATCGGCACCAGATCCCCAAAGGTCAGGATCAGCGGAACGCGCTTGATCGGAAGCATCCCGCGTTCCAGGATCCGCTTGCCGTTGGTCTTGATCCATTTCACGGTCTGCACGGTCGCCGTGCGGGAGCGCTTGCCTTTCTTGATCGTGCGCGTCTCGCTGTCGAGATAACACCACTTCGCGACCGGCACCATTTCCTCGTTCCAGAGCTGCGAGAATGCGGCGCTGACCGTGTCGCCGGTGGGCCGCTCGCCAGGCTCACCATACTTCGCCTCGAAGCGCTTCTTCGCCAGGCGCGAGACGAGGCAGTAGTCCTCCAGATCCGACGCATCGGGCATGATGAAGTGCGGGTCGAAGTACAGCAGCGACATATGCGGAATGGGCTTCAGGCGGATTTCCTGATCAAAAGCATCGGGATCCGCCTCGTCCGGGTCGTCCTGCTCGTACTTGGTGACGATCTCCCACGCGCCATAGCCGCCGTGTTCGGCATTCGCCGCGGCCAGCACCATCGCCAAATCCGCATTGCTGCTGTGATTCACATTGCGCAGATGTCCCTCGAGGATGCGGGCCACGTCCTTATGGGCATCGTCATCCTTGGGGCTCACGATGCTGCCGGGGATGTTCTGGCGAATCGAATTGACGAGGCTGTGGGAGTGCCGCAGCAGCAGGTTGATCGTCAGCGTCGGGACATGGTTCTTGGTGCGCTCGCTGCGGTCCTGGCTATCCCATTGCTCGATATAGAGGAACCGCACATCGTCCGCATGGTTCTTGCGGTTCTGCGCCCAAGCATTGTTCATGATGCCGAAGCGCTCATGGAACCGCAGCAAGAGCTGCTGGTCGGCGTCCAGCGCCGCCTCACTCGGGTCTTTCTTCGGATTGGGAGGCGATTCCTCGAGGGCAGGGCCTTTGACGCGCTCGGCGTCTTTGCCGGGTGCCCCCTGCGCGCGCACGCCGCTCGTGTCAATCTGGCCTTCCATGGCAGGCCTTTGCTAGTGAAACAGCGCCGTCTTGAACTTCTTCGGGAGCGAGAATCCGCGGAGGAGCGACCGTGCACGCCGGCTGGTCGGGCCTTCCGCCGAGAACTGCACAGGTTGCTTGATGTCGATCTCGCCCGTGTTCAGGTTCACGATCACATCGGCGAAGACCAAGCGCACCAGGCCATGACCGGGCTCGGTGGGGGCGAGATTCTCAGGCGAAGCACAGATGGAACCCGACGGTAGCCCTTCGCCAATCGCGCGATTCTTCACGTCCTGGGTCATAACGATCCGCCGCACCATTGGTAATCCGTCGAACCGTAGCGGTATCAGTAATTCCTCGATCTGCTGCTGAACCGTCATACCCGCCGTCCGAAAAGCCCATTCTTTCAAGCATCCCTCCCTTGCGTGAACCGTGCCGCCGCTTGGGCCTCCCGGAGATTCGATTCGGCTTGGGCGAGCGCCATCTTGCAGAGATCGATGCGCCGCTCATGAATCCCGGGCGAGAGCGCGATCAAGCTCGCCATTTGTTCCCCGCTCTGCAGCGACGGACATTCCACCGCGACCACCACATGTCCGCCCGTCAGTGCCGCGAGTTCGCCCACGGCAAAGTCGATTGCGCCCTTGATCCGCGCGACGAACAACTGCTTCTCTAGCTCCGGAAGCTGCGCGGGCGTTTCGGGCTTGTCGTAGGGAAGGCCGAGGCCAGTCAGGGTTTTCATGCGAATCCTGAGCGAGTGGAGGGGGATTGACCCGTATTCGGCCATTAACGTCTGCGCCATGGATGCAGAATCCCCCATGAGCAATGAGGCAGGGGCGGGCCACGGTTGCTATATCGTGCCGCCGCGAACTGCAACGCAGCGAGGCCCGCAACCCCACCACTTCTAATTCCGAACGCCCTTCCCTGCGCGCCGGAAAGCGATCTCCATTCCTTCGGCCATCACGGCCAGCACTTCCCAGTCGAAGCCCTTGGCCGCGGCCTTGAACTCGTCCGACATCACATGGTCGCCGGTTTTGGGATCGGTCTCATAGCACGGCACCGGATGCGCGGGCTTGTCCTCGC